AGATAAAATGGATGTATTAATTCATGAATTTGAAAATTTAGGAGGAGCATCTGTCGAGTGCTACCGCAAAGTATTTAGAAAGATACTATATCAAAAAGAACTAGTATATTTTACATTTGAAGCATATGAAAATAGTGTATCTGAATACGAATCTTCAAAGAAAGTAAAGATGACTTTTCAGAGTAAAGAGATGAAATTTGTTCAAGGTATTGCTCAGCAAATACCTGTAGTTGGTAATGTACTCGCGAAGAGTATGCCAGCTATAGGAACTATTGCAAAGAATATATTTGGAGAGTTTATGCACGATACTCCTCCCCTTAAAATAAGTGAGAGTAGTAATTTAGCCTTAGTGGATATTCCACGTGAAGTGTCTAGCTTTGCCGTTAGTGCGGATGACATTCTTCCAACTCAGCAAAGACTACTTGATCTTGATGTTGAACAGATGATTAAAATGACAGACATTATAGAAAGAGCAAAAATACCTAGTAGAATAGCAGTAGTAAACTGGCCGCAGACGGCAGCAGCTGGTACACAGTTATATACAGAAAATGTCAACACGCAATTTCAAACTCCAACTACTGGTAGTGGAAATACCTTTTTGGAGTTTAACCATCCGCTAGCTTATTTCTCACAATACTTTCAGTATTGGAGGGGTGGATTTCGAGTGACTATTGAATGTTTACCAACTAGATTCCACCAAGGGCAATTGTACGCAGCATTTAATCCTAGTATGGCAGTAACAACATTAAATGGTGTACGTAATTGTACAGCAGTCACAATTGATTTGGGAATGAATAATAGAACATCTTTGGATATTCCTTTTGTTTCACAAACAGATTATTTACAATGTTTACAATTTAATGTACCAGCAAATCCAGCTACTTTGTTGAATTCTTTGGGAACTTTTTCCATATTCGTTCAGAATGAATTAGACTCGAACGGAACTGTATCTACCAGTATTGATATAAATATTTATATTGAAGCGCTACCGGATTTTGAATTGAAGGTGTACAGGCCTATTCCTACTGCTAATGGTGTTCAAGTGTATACGGGATCATGGCAGATGAATGAAGAAGTTGTAAAAAATGTCCGTGTTGCTGGACCCACTCAGCACGAGGAAACTAAGAATGAAAGTGAACATAACGTTGCAATTTGTAGTAACGTAATTTCAATTAGTACGGAAAGTATATTGCAAAGAGAGTATTTAATGAATTTTGGTCAGACATTTGCGACAAGTAATAATGTAGGGGATTTAGTGTATGATCAAGCGTTGCCAGACGGTTTTTTTAATACAGCTTTTGCTACTAGTGGAGTACTTAGTTATCATGAATTATATCGTTTAAATTTTAAGGTTACTATGAAGATTAATCCTACTCAATTTCATCAAGGTGCCTTAATTATGTATTGGTCTCCATTAAATATAGATATGAGAGCAGGTAAAGCCTTAGGAACACTAACGCAATTACCACATGCAATTTTGAATATAGCTAATGAGACAGAATGTTCAGTGATAGTACCATATTCAGCAATGACTAGGGTTTTACGTTCTCAGTACCCAACTATGGGGGATATTCAAGTAATGGTTTGGAATGTGTTGCGTTGTCCAACTGCAGCACCTCAAAGTGTGAAATTTTCCATATGGATACAAGCTATTGACGTGCACATGGCAATTAAGAGACAAGCAGGAGCAGAGGTTACATTACAAAGCAACGAAGCTCCTTCAGATACTGCAACAGGTGAAACTACGACTCAAATAGCATATAAGAAGGAAACAAGTGATAAACCAGGTTTTATTATTACTAAACATGACAATGTGTTATCAATGATGC